AATGTAAATAAATATCTTGAGTATATAAGATAATCCTATATAACTGGTGTATGAAACTAAATATAAAAGAAATAAAATATATCAGGCAGTCTTTAGAGTTCAAAGCAAAGTACTACGAAGATCGAGAACGTTACAAACAATACTTTGAAGAGATTAAACCAATTATAAAAAAGTTTAAAGCTTTAGAAGGTGGAAGCTACATTGATTTTAAAAAAATAAATAAACAAATGGAGGGAAATAAAAATGTTAAATGAGCACAAAAAAACAACGGCCCAATATCAAAAGAATATGGCCTCAAATGCTAAAACTGACGATCTATTCAGAAAACTTAAAGACAATGAAAACCAATGGTTTGCACTTGATTTTATTTTAGATCATTTAAATGAGAGTCAAAAGGTTAGAATTAGAACTTATATAAAAGATCTAATAAAAGAAGAGAAGACAACTACGAAATTGAGCTGGTAAATTATGGAAAATAAATTAAATATAATTCTAGTTGTCACGCTGGTATTAGTAAGCTTTGCAATTGCTTTCACTGGTGTCATATTAATGTTTAGTTTGGATGTGTGGTTAGGGTTTACGATGGCCCTGGCTGGTGTGGTCCTTGCTATACGATCAATGAATAGGGTTTAATATGGGTACAATGTATTTAGCTTTTATAATAGCCGTCTTAGTAGTTCTAATATTTGGTAAGAAATAAACCTAGTTCCCTAAGCCCAGGCCTAGCGGCCTGGGTCCCTTAGAGGTACCAGCCGATTTTAAAACTTTTAAAATAAATTTATTCTTTAATTTTTAGATTTAAAAATTTTACTACTGCATACTTAGCCTTAAGTTGTCGGATATATAGAAGTAGTATGCTGTGAAAACTCTAAAGGGACCCCTAAAGGGGATCAATGCTTTTAAAGGTAAGTTGTTATGCCAATAAAAATAGTGTAAAGTAAAACGTCTAAGGGACCCCTAAAGGGGACCTAGCAAATATATTTTATATTTATGGTAAACAAAGAATTACTAACTACAGAAGAACTTAGATTAAGACTCGAGAAGTTGATGATAGAACATATTAAATTATGTCAGGACAACTTTCTATATTTTGTTCAAGAGATGTGGCCAGATTTTATTTGTAGAAAAGAAAAGGAACCTTCTAAGTGGGGCCATCACCAAATAATTGCAGATGAATTTACTAAAATTTCAAAAGATAAAGTAGGTAGGCTTATTGTTAATATGCCACCTAGGCATACTAAATCTGAATTTGCATCAGTTTATTTTCCTGCNTGGATGATTGGTAAGTATCCTAAAATGAAAATTATGCAGGTATCNCACAATGCAGAATTATCTGGAAGATTTGGTGCTAAGGTAAGAAATTTAATTGATAGTCCAGAGTATAAAAATATATTTGGAGATGTTAAACTTAGAGAAGACTCAAAAGCAAAAGGCAGGTGGGAGACTAACCATGGCGGTGAGTACTTTGCAGCGGGTGTTGGCGGATCTATCACAGGTCGAGGGGCTGATTTGCTTATCATAGATGATCCACATACAGAGCAAGATGCTTTGTCTAAGAATGCAATGGAAAGAACTTACGAATGGTACACTGCCGGACCACGGCAACGTTTACAACCCGGTGGTTCTATTGTTCTCGTGATGACCCGTTGGGCAGAAGACGATCTAACAGGTCGTCTGCTAAAAGCATCAGACCAACCCAAATCAGACAGATGGCGTACAATATCATTCCCAGCAATCCTACCGTCCAACAAACCAGTTTGGCCAGAGTATTGGTCACTAGAGGAATTAGAAACGGTAAAAGCTTCTTTGACAGTGAGGAACTGGTCTGCACAATATATGCAAGAGCCAACTTCAGAGGAGGGAGCACTTTTAAAAAGAGAATGGTGGTTACCTTATCCATATAAAAATTTACCATATTGTAGTCATATTATCCAGAGTTATGATACAGCATTTTCAAAAAAAGAAACAGCCGATTATTCAGCCATTACGACTTGGGGTATATTTACTCCAGAAGATGGTGAAGCAGATGCTCTTATACTAATAGATGCTATTAAAGGTAAATGGGATTTTCCAGAATTAAAAGCTGTNGCATTAGACCAATATAAGTATTGGGAACCAGAAACTGTNATTATTGAAGGTAAAGCTAGNGGTCAATCATTAATTCAAGAGTTGCGTAGNATGGGGATACCTGTTATAGATTTCACTCCAGGACGAGGACAAGACAAACATTCACGGGTCAACGCTGTATCACCNATATTCGAAAGTGGTCAAGTGTGGTACCCAGAAGGAGAAGATTGGGCAGAAGAAGTGATTGAAGAGTGTGCANCNTTTCCTCACGGATCACACGATGATTATGTTGATAGTACTACCCAAGCTATGATAAGATACCGTCAGGGTTATTTTATTTCAATTTCTTCTGACGAGAAGTATGACCAGAAACAAAAGGATCCTAAATATATATATTATTAATCAAAGGAGAATACCATGGGAAAACTAAGTGATAAATTAAAGAAGGCGGCTAAGGTAGCTGCTGCAGGATTTGCAGCCTATCAAGGTGCAAAAATGTTAAGTGCAGGAAAATTAAAACCAACAGGAGCACCTCCAGGAGCTAAGACACCATCATCGTCAAAAAGGATTGGAAAAGTTGATGTAAGAAAAATAACAGGTGAAGGTGGAAAAACAATGACTGGTGGCCAGCTTAAAATGACTGTTGATAAAAATGCTTTACCAAGAGAGATTAAAGAAAAAGCAGATAAATTAAAAGCTTCAAACGAGAAAATAAAAAAAGCTGTTATCAAAAGAAAAAAAGCAGGAAAACTTTCACCACTTATGCCTAAAACTAAAAGCCAAGCTGACGCTATGTCTAATAACTTTGGTTTTGGTTTAGGGGCTAAAAAAGGTAAGATGATGAAAGCAAGATACGGTAAAATGGCTAAAGCTAATACTGGCAGAATGAATCTTCTAGAACAAATGGGAAGATTAGATGCTAAAAAAAGACCGGACAGTAATGTTAGAGCTGAAAAAAGAAGAGTAGTATCTGAACTTAATAGCGGTGCTAAAAAAGGTAAGATGATGAAAGCATACAAAGGCGGTATGGCTGCAATTACTACTAGAGGTCAAGGCGTTATATTAGCAGGAAAGAAAACAAAAACTTATATTTGTTAAATGGCTGAAATAGAAAAAGATATAAATCTACTGGAGGAAACTCCAGTAGGTTCAGAAGACATTAATGAAGAAGTTGATGTTGAGATAGAAGGAGACGGTGAAGAAACAGTTTCTGTAGATGAGACTATATCTGAAGTAGAGGAACACTATAAAAATATTGCAGAGGACATGGATGAACGTGACCTTAAAAGAATGGCTTCTTCATTAGTAGCCGAATATAAAAAAGATGTTATTTCAAGAAAAGATTGGTCAGACAGTTATACTAGAGGTTTAGACTTATTAGGTTTTAAATACGTAGATATGACAAGACCATTTAAAGGCTCGGCAAGCGTGCATCATCCATTACTTGCAGAAGCCGTTACACAATTTCAAGCGCAAGCTTATAAAGAATTATTACCTTCAGATGGCCCGGTAAGAGTTAGAGTTATGGGAACTGAAGACCCACAAAAAATGAACCAAGCTACACGGGTCCAGGATTTCATGAACTACATGTTAATGGAAAAGATGGAAGAATATACTCCAGACTTTGATCAACTATTATTTTATTTACCTTTAGCAGGATCTGCATTTAAAAAAGTTTATTATGATGAGGTTATGCAAAGAGCAGTATCAAAGTTTATTCCTGCAGAAGATATTGTAGTTCCATACTATGCAACAGATTTACAAGACTGTGAAAGAATTACTCATGTTATTAGAATGGGTGAGAATGATTTATTAAAAAAAATGGAAGCTGGTTTTTACAGAGATGTAGAGATTAAACCTTCTCAACCAGAAGAATCACAAATACAAAAAGAATATCAAAAAATAGAAGGAGTTACTCCCACAGGTCAAGATAGATATGACCACACTGTTTTAGAAATGCATGTTGATTTAAACTTAGAAGAGTTCGAAGTAGAGAATGCTGATAAGGCAGTTAAGATTCCATACATTGTAACAATAGATGAAGGTAGTAATGAAGTATTATCTATCTACAGAAACTATAAACCTGATGATGATTTAAAAGTTAGAAAGAATTATTTTGTTCACTTTAAATTTTTACCCGGTTTAGGTTTTTATGGCTTTGGTTTAATTCATATGATTGGTGGTTTAACTAGAACTGCTACTCAAGCATTAAGACAGTTATTGGATGCGGGTACTTTAAGTAATTTACCAGCAGGTTTCAAGAGCCGTGGTATTAGAATCAGGGATGATGATCAACCTTTCCAACCCGGTGAATTCAGAGATGTAGATGCACCTGGCGGAAATATAAAAGACCAGTTTCAAATGTTACCTTTTAAAGAACCAAGTGCCACGCTTTTCCAGCTACTAGGCTTCGTTGTGGGTGCAGGACAAAAGTTTGCAGCAATCACGGATATGGCAGTTGGCTTAGATGAGCAAAACAGATCAGTAGGTTCGACTATTGCAATCCTGGAACGTGGCTCACGGGTCATGACAGCTATTCACAAAAGATGTTACTACGCAATGAGACAAGAGTTTAGAATGTTAGGTAAAATTTTTGGAGAATACTTACCTCCTATTTATCCTTATTCAGTTTATGGTGCAGACCAAGCAGTTAAACAAACAGACTTTGATGATAGAGTAGATGTTATCCCAGTTGCAGATCCTAATGTTTTCTCTATGTCACAAAGAGTAACGTTAGCAAATGAGAATTTAAAAATTGCACAATCTAATCCACAACTTCACAACTTAAGAGAAGCTTACAGAAGAGTTTATGAAGCATTGGGGACTAAAGATATAGATCAAGTATTACGTCCAGAAGTACAACCAATACCTAAAGATCCGGCAATCGAGAACCTTGAAGCATTACAAATGCAAATGCCTAAAGCGTTCCCTACACAAGATCATAAAGCTCATATCCAAGCTCATAGAGCGTTCATGGCAACAAGAATGGTACAGATTAATCCAATGGTGATGGCTTTATTACAAGGACATATCTCGGAACACGTTTCAATGTTAGCTCAAGGGGAAGTAGGAGCAATGCTTCAAGAAGATCCTATGATGCAACAAGAATTACAAGCAGATCCTCAAGCAGCACAAATTAAAGTTGAGGCTCTAATTGCACAACAAATTGCTA